CCATTAGTCCCTCCATCTTTGTAGAGGTTGAGATTGTTCGCCGTGTTTCTGATGGCTACGTCGAAATAGTCGCCTTTCATGAACTCCTCTTTGTGCCTCCTGATGATCTTAGTCAAGTGTGTTCTAGCTTCGGAATGGCCCATTTTTAGATATTTGGAGAGCGTCTCATAATACAATTCACCCATCATAATCTTAATAGATGGACTGTATTTAGATTGGACCACTTTCAATCCGGTGTATTTCATGCACCTCTCACCTTCCAGTGTTTCACCCTCATTGTCCACAACATGGAATGCATAGTTTTTCTTTTTGAAAATCAGTGCCGAAGTGCAAGCTTTCTCTCTCCCAAAGTCATAATTGGGATTTTGGCAAAACATATTCTCTTTAACCCATGTATTCACCCTGTCGTTGATAAATGACCCCATATATCCTGACATTTTATGCCCGAACACATTGAGTTTATTGTCTTCCGAGAACAGGGGCTCGTCAAATTTCTCAACTATTGCGTCAAAAGTGATCATGCAACTATCAGTGTCTGCCGATGTGACAGCTTCAACCCCTTCCGGTTGATCAAACTTATCCCAAAATAATTCGTTGATAGCGTTGATTGCAGTCTTGGTTACACCTTGCCCCGTAAGTGTGATTGATCTTGCGATATCCAGATCATAAAATGGTGAGATGTTGGCGGAAATAATACCGTAACAACTATTGACCAGAATCTTGGTGATCTTAGTTTTCCTCTCATATTTCTTTTGATTCGCGGTATCACCCGCATCTCGATATTGTTTTGCCAATTTGGAAAATCGCTGTTTGTTATCAAACTGCTTCTTGACAAAATCATAAATGACGCCCTTCTTCTTCTGGTCGAAGATAACATCCGCTCTACTCAGAACATACCCCTTTGAAATGAATTCTTCGGCAAGATCTTCGGTGGCTATTTTTTTATCTTCACCCCATTCGGTGTAGTAAATGAATTCTGCTGTCCGTTCGGTTATCTTGCCGACCTTGGACTCTAGGGATGTATTCAATTCCAGCATACACCTAGGGTAAAGAGATGTTGCATCGTAAGTGAACAGGTTTGTTACCATGGCGGGAATTGGTTCTTTGACATACCCACCCTCGAAACTCACCTTATCGGATCTCTTTCGGGTTTCAACTACCTGTCCTTTTAAGAGAGCGGAATTTGAGATTGACCCCACGATAACTTTAACTTTACCAAGACTATCCACGGTATTGCTAAATCCCTCATAACCCGTCTCTCTAGCTGTTTCGAGGAAATCCGAGTCGGCATCCATGGATACTAGCAAAGCCACGTCAACAAGGTTATAGAGGCAGTAAGTCCCCCAATCTGATCTTGATAGGGAGAATAAGTTCGCCTCTGTATATTCGATCTTACCACAACCCAATACATCAGGACTGGATGCTACATCATCAAGCTTCCAGCTAGGGCGCTGGGCACCAAACGTGAACGTCTTGAAGACATCCATGTAATCCATCACGTTGACTCCTTGAATTTTGTATTCGATTCGAGGATTTCCGAATTTATCAAAACCATCTCTGGTTGAGATCTTACCGTATGGTGATAGGCGAGTGTATTCGTCACCGCCCAATTTCAACTTGAGTCGATTGACAATGTATTGTGTATCAAACCCGTCGATATTCCAACCGGTGTAAATGTCTGGAACGTTATCCTCCCAGAATGTGAGCATATGCTCCAACCTTTCCTTTTCATCGAAGATTTCATAATACTTGATATTATCAGGATTGACAATCTTGAGTTTACCCCCTTCACCGTTAAGTCTTTTAAGCTCCTGTTCAACACCGCCCTTGTCCCATGGGTGTTTACCCCACATGTGATATAACCCCGTAAGAGAATCGTAGATCGTCATGAGATCAATCTCATATTTGGCGTCTTCTGGTTTCGGGAATTCCTTCTCCGCAGGACACTCAATATCCAAAAAGAATATTCTCAATGGGTGTTCCGAGAAATTATCCTGTGATTTCCGGCCATACTTACCAATGGCATATTGGGTTTCGGCTGGTAGATTATAGAAGAGCATGTCTTCGCATTTCTCGGCAAACCAATACCTCTTGCTGTCATTTTCAAATTCTCGATATTCGAGATTGGTCCCATAGATTGATTTAAATTTACTTGGCTTATTTGTCTCAGTGAACAGAAAGGTTTTGAATGGGTGTGTTATGGTTATCCTCTCACCCTCCTTGTTCCAAGTTGCTTCGTAAATTTCGCCTGCCTTCTTATTATACCAGATGTGTCTATACATTTCTTTTCGTTTTTAGATGTGTTTATACTCGCTCTCGCGAAATTATATTAGGATGTTTTTAAAGTCGGTATCCTCGACTCTTTACTAATTTTCGACGGTCTTGCTAATGAGACTGTATTCGGATATTGTAGCTCCGCCCGTTGTCTTGAACGGTTCAGATGTGATATCAAACCCTTCATGTTTCAGCTCAAGAATCCTTGCGGCAAGACGGAAACAACCGAAGTGATTCAGCGCGTATAAGGCATCGATGGATGCGTTATTCTGTAGATGCGAGAGGATTTTGTCTCTTTGGGTTAGGGACCTTGGTTTATTTGCGATCATGGGTTAAGACTACATCACCGTAAATATTAAGCAAGTCTTTTTATCCAAAAATAACCAGATCTAAATACCATCGTCATCAACACTATATTCTCGACTTTCTGAGAGTGGATCAAACATGGTTGGATGAGACGGTTCTGTTGGATCAGGGATACCGTTTCCGGTGTATGTGCTTCGAGGCCAACCCGATACTTCGTGGAAGTTTGATGCGGCATCCTCATGAGTGCCGATAGGTGAAAGGCTTCCGCATGCGTCTTCACCCAGAAGAGTTCGACCATGAAAGAACGTGTGAATCTCACAGAGAATGTGCAAGGTCCGACCACCAGAATGTTGGTAATATTTTCCTATTTCGAATTTCATAAATTATATTTTTAGTCTTGTTTCACAACGTCAAACAAATGCCGCATGAGGATGTCAGCGATGTCATTCGCTTCCTTATGAGACAATTTTTCATTGGCGTTATCCATAATTGGCATTGCGATGTTGCATTGCCAAGTGTTCGCGTAATCGGGATCTTTCTTCATTGCGGATTTCATGTGGGATACTGCCAATCTTGTTTTCCATTTTTTTGCGTTATTAAACCACACGGTTATGCTTTCTCTCATTACGCCTAATAAAGTTTGGTCTTGATGAGGTTGGTGTATTCCGTATAATTTAGACCGAGTGTTACCTGCATGTTAACCTCAAATTCTATAATCTCCCGCAAATCGCTGCGGGAGATACCGAGTTCTTCCTTAGTTAGTGGTGGGTCTAGAAATGGAATCGTTAATACACTGCCATCATCTAACGTGTAGTCGTAGTTCCCTAGGCATTTACTGCCGGTCGGCGTGGTGTCCCCTTTTTTAATTTCCAATATTTTACTCATTTATTCTTTGTGTTGCCACTCTTCAAGTTTGGGTGAGATTGCACCTCTCCGCTTATTACCGTAAGGGACTAGATAACTCGCCATGAGGTATTTCATGTTTTCGGGATCTTCCATGAAGAACTGTTCGGAGTGCTTTCTCATCCCTCTAATCACCTTAGCATAATTCTCCCAGTCTTCAAGAAGGAATTCAATGTGACCCTCAATTTCCTCCACAGTATCGAATTTGAGGGGTGCTTCGTCATAAGGTTCTATGTTCTGGTAAATTCCCGCAATGCCCATTGCACCCATCTCAGTGAGCTTAATGTTGGATTTGCATCGGTTGAACATATTATTGTCCAACGGTGCCAAGAAAATGGTGGGTTCAAGATCCCAAAGCTTTTGAGGATACTGCATGATTGAACTCCATGGGATGTATTCGAATGTTCCATCTTTAATATAAGATTCAAACCCCAATGGGTGTGCGCCATAAAATACCCATTGAAATTTATCTTTGGTGTCCTTAATGAATTTCTTAATTTTGGAAAAGTCATCCACCCCTTTATTCTTATCGCCAATGTCAATATGGGTCCATGACCCAGCCCAAACAATTCGGGGTTTATTTTGGTGTTTCTCATATCGCTCCCGAATGATTCGCTCATCATAGAACCCCTCAAACAGATATTTTGGTAAAAAATTGGGTCGGTATGTCACCCGCTCGAAGTCCAAAACATCCCGATAGTATTTCTGCATGTATGGGGAGGCTACGTGTAACTCATCAGACAAATCCACGACTCTCCGAAAAGTGTCAAATCTCTCATTATTAGCATAACCCACCTTTGCGACATTAAAATCTGCGATGTCATCGCCGTGGACTACATCATCAACGTCAATAATGAAGCGAAATGGAACATTCCCCTTTTTGTTGATTTCATTTTGAGCGAATCTAATTTGTTTAGCGAATTGGAGATACTTCGGGATTACCGGTCTCTGTAATACAACAGTATCCGATAACGTGTAAACCGGATTAATGAAATTTTCACCGTTTGGACGGTGAATGATCACATCCTGAATAACGTTTGTTAATTGGATTTCGGCCATCCTCTCGGTATTGAGAGTCTGCCTAGGCCACTCGAACCTAAACTGGGTGCATCCATCCGAAATATCGGCTGGATAAAAAACCATTCGCCTAGGGGTCTTATCACCCCTAGGTTGAATGGTGGGTTTGTTAAATTCCAGACTCTTCTTGATCATCGGTTTCGGGTGGCTTAGTAATCTCCGATATTTGTTTGATGTAATCTTGCAATAAATCGTTATCCAAATCGAGTTTACCCAAAGCGCCGAACAGAACATCAGCCGAAAACATAACTTGCACTTCTTTACTATATTCCTTACAGAGACCCTCGATGATTAGTGAGAACATTAGCGATAGTATTTCCATTGCTACATTTGGGTGTAAAAGACTAAGGGTTGATAAGAACTCGATTTTGACGCTTTCCATATAACCGTCATCATCATTAATGATATCCAAAAAGTTGAATTTCAAAAGAGAGTCGGGATTTTTTTTGACCTCCTCTTGGAACTGTAGATACCGTTCTTTATAAATTTCCTGCGCTTCTTCTGGGGTTTGTTCTGGCACCACTTCGGCGTCAACAATTTCTGTATTTTTACCCATTATTCTAGGATGTGATGGATTGTAACGCCTCTCGGAACCATTTATACATTGAAATGCGAGCAGTTGCCTGTCCTCTCTTTTCGATATCATTGATGAGGTCCTTGGAATACGCTAAAGAGTGCGCTTCGTATGTATCAATGTCAGTAATTAATTTTTGAATTTTTTTCTTGATTTCACCGCCGTCCGATGGGCGGGTATAATCCGATGTCGTTTTGACGGTCTCTCGAACAGGTGTTTTTCTGTCCGGTGTAAGGACCGGTGCGGTGTTTCGTTCCACTTGATCGACCTTTCGTTCACTGACAACTGTTGTGTTTCTAGATTCCTTAAGCGCCACTAACTCACTCTCGGCTTTAGTCGTCCGTTCAACTAGCTCCTTGGTTAGTTTGGCGAGGGCTTTAATATCCTCCTGTGCGGTGTCCGGTGCTTTTGCCTCTTTAATCGTTTTGCCTGCTTTTTTCTTTGCCATAATTTTATTTGTTATACTGTAGTTATATTAAGCAACTCCAAGCACTTTTCAAGTATTTTTTCTTTATGATTCCAAGATTCCTGCTTATCTATCAATTCCTCTAGGAGTTTTTCATCAGAGATTGAGTCTGAGATATCACTCATCTCACTCATATCAACATCCTTCTTTTCCTTTGAGAAACTAAACTTATGCTCAAAGGTTTTGGTTTCGGATAATAGTGTTTCGAACTTATCTAGGTTCTCCTCTGTAGGGATATCCCAGAGGACTTCCACAATATTACCGACTGCGGGTGATGGGTCCTTAAGCATCGCGCTAGCTCTCAGTGTTACGAACTTGGGGGAGAAGGTATTTTTAATCTCCTCGATAATTTTGTTCTTCTCAAGATCCAGAATATGAATGAAGCTTTCTTTCCCTGATTCATTTTTACCAAGTTGTAACGGTGTCCCAACATAACACACCTGCTTCTTACCTTTTTGGTAATCTCGAATCTGTCTCTCATGATAGTGTCCAGTATAAACGATGTCGCAATACTCAAACAACTCCTTGGGTGTGTATCCGAAATCGGAAACTTTATAGTCGTTCAGTTTAAAGCTCTGAATATCAATGTGTGCGAATATGGCGTCAATCTCAACTTCATCCTCAAATGGATCACATGCCCATGGGACGATTCTATATTGTTTATCACCCACCTCGAAATCAGTGATGTCCTCAATTACCGTGATGTTGGGTTTGTTCTTGAACATCGACAATGCGGATACCTCGCATTTATTCTTGTAGTAGACATCGTGATTCCCTGCATACATTACAATCTCAAACTTATCCGATAACTTCTTGAAAAAAGTATCTGCGAAATGCATGGTTCGGAAACTCATACCCTTCTCGGAAGTTTTGGATTGCTTCCCGTCGAAAATGTCGCCAAGAAAGAATAGGGTCTCGACCTTCCCGTAGAATGATTCGACGATCCATTCTAGGAGTCTCTCATATTCGGTTAACCATTTCTCACCAGAGTCGCCGTTATGGCAACCCATATGGAGGTCTCCAACGACTCCGATCTTTGTTCCTTTAATGTCCACTGTTTTTATCGTATCACTCAATTTTACCTATTCAAGTATTATTGGGAAATTTCGTAAGTGTCGTCAAAGATCCGCTGGGGTGCCATGTTGGGGTTATCCGACATAAACTCAGAAAACTCATGTTCACGGTGTTGGTCAAGTGTAGATACCGCTCTGTTCTCCTTCTTGATACGTGAAATTGCTTCATTTCGTGAAATTAAGGTAAGGTATCCAAAAGCGTTGAGCTTCTCGGTAATTCGCTCTCCGTTCATATCGTTAACAATGCCAGATTTGTATTTAATTCGCCCTGCAACCTTCTTCTCTTCGGCTTCATAAGTGTAGAAGCTGATTACTTTTTCGGGATCTTTGGATTTGACAATAGATAACCCCTTTACTATCTTCTCAGGAATCCAGCACTGTTCATTTTCAATCTCAAAGCGGTATTCATCGGTCGGGCCAAATACCGATACGGTCTTCTTGGATTCTAGATTCTTAATGAAAAGCCTCTTACCGTATTCCAGATCATAGTCGCCGCTAAATTCATATCCCTTAAGTAGGGTCTTATAAATTCTACGGCAAGTTTTGTCGCCCCGCAGAATAAACTTCTTATCACATAATGTTGATACCATTCTGGACATTGCGTCATTCCTCATTTCATCGACAAAAGGGTATCCTGAAAAATTCCTTGCCTTCATTAAGTTGGTGGCAATATCTTTAATCATGTGACCTAACGCATTTTGCATCACGAAGTCTGGATTCTTCTCAGTCTGCTTGTAATAGTATTTGATCTCATCCCATAAATCGTCTTTTGAGATGTAATATTTCTTTTTTTCGCTCATGTTCTTAATAAGTAAGGGTGACATTCTTTTCAACCACAGGAATGGATTCTTTTCGATAAAAGGTAACCCTCTTGTCATAGTGTGTGGATGAATACTTTAGGTCGTCGTAGAAATCATAAAAAATAGGAACTTCATTTCCTCCGATTCTCTCAATCCGACCAATCAACTGAATGATTCGGATATAGGATTTCTGGGCGAAGTATCCGACCATGTAACTTAAATTCTTGATAGAGATGCCTTCCCTCATGACTCCTGTTTTGACAATGAGGATAACATCCTTCTCGGTCTCTAGGCTCTTGTATATTCCGGTCCTGTCTTTTTTAGGAGTCTTCCCGTTAATGATTATGACCTTCCTCCCACAATCCTCGAACTGCTCTTTCAGCAACTCCTCCTGATAGTCCAAGTCTACCGGAATCATGGTGTTTCCCTTACAGTAAGTCAATACCCATTTCTTAATAAATGCATTTCGGGGCGTACTGGTGAGTAGGTAATCCCGCTCATTCTGGAATCTTTGGTTGGCGGTATAAGTGACTTTCACACCTTCATCGTTCACATAAGATAGTTCGTTCTTGTAGGAAGATCCATTGAACTTGAACGAGCAGACTTTAGAACTAGCTTTCAACCCTTTATCCTTGAGTTCTGTCGATGGGACCTTACATACCACTTTTCCGATTGTCCCCAATACTGAATATTTATCGGCTTTGCTTTCAGGGAGGGTTCCGGTGTAACCCAAGATATTATTGGTTTTGATCTGCCTTATCAATTGTGTTATCTTTGATTTCTGCTTAACGATGTGGCACTCGTCAATCATGAACACCGAACTATTGGCGGCATTATCTAGGAATTCATCGCTTCTGGAAACTGAGAAGTTTGGGCCAAATATGGATATGGGGGTATCGTGCTTATTGGGTTCACCTGCCGCCCACATGGATATCTCGGATTCAGTAAAACCATAATCCTGAATAAACTCCTCATAGGTCTTATGGATTAGGTGTGTTGGAACAAGAATGGAGAATGTTGTCGCGGGGTTATAATCCCAGTTGGTCTTGATGGTAGATGCAATGACGAGACCCTTTCCGCCACCGGTCCCAACCTCGACGATGCCCCGACCCCTCTTAAAGGTTCTAGCGATTGCCTTCTCCTGAATATCTCTATATTCAAAACCCTCAAAGCTATGTAGATCGTATTCATCAGGCATAGTGAAAGAGGGTTCGTAATAATACTTCGCACGGGATGACACCACGAAGGTTTTTTTCGGAGTGATATTTGGATCTACCTGTTTAGAATATGCGAATATCTCATTGAGGATACCGATTGGGAATTTACCATCAAACGATATTAAATATTCATTTTTGGGGACATTTCTCTTGACATGAGCAGGCATATTGCGTCTAGCCTCATTCTCCCACGAGAAGTGATTTCTGAACAAGTCGAATTCGTTCGTCTGTAGAACACCCACGCCATCTTCCGTCAAATCAATCTTTACCCACAATCCCATATTAACTCCGGCTTTCTAGGTCTATCAATTTGACCATGTTTGTAGTTTGTTTCGAGAAAGTCCATGTGCAAATACCAACAACAGACTTTAGGTAGTCTGCTATTTGCTCTTGATCCTCGATTTGTCTAGTTACGCGCCTGACACCACCGTCACGAGATACAATCTTGAGCTTATCCTTTGGGTTACTGGTGTTTCGGTATTGAAGATCATTAACCTCCTTATCGGCAATAACATCGGACACCAACTCGTCTCTTATCTTTTTCAGATCAAGAATGGTTTGTAGCGACCTGAAATGTAGAGTTAGCCATTTTAGATTAATCTGAGATATGTCCTCTAGCTTTTCCATCAAAGTAATTTGGTCAACCTCGAAATCCTTCTTCAATTGTTCGTCATATTCTTCTATGATTTTTATTGCACTCTTACTCATATTTTACGCTTTGCACTCCAGTTCTATCAGATTCATTCTTTTCTCAAATCCCGACTTGAGAAAAGAATCCAATTTTTTATAAATTTCCGTCCATAAAAAAGATACCAAATCTTGTTTAATTTCAATTTCGCAGTTGATGTCCTTCATGGTTGGCAGGCTACTTATCTTGACCTGTAAAGTCGAGTAACCTAAACTCCGAAAACGTGTATCCGTTTTCCTCACTTCCTGAATTAAAGAATACTCCAAATCCTCTTTTTTATTTTCCAATTGTGATATTTCAAATTTAGCCTTAAAGATCTCAAATAACCATTTTCTATAAATATTTGACATTTTAGATAATTTAGTAAGAAGAGTAATTCTATCCATTGAACAATCTTCTTTAAATTCATTTTCAATAAATGAATAATCAACCTTTCCTTCCATAGAACAATTATAGCACAAAATAAAAAATTAACAAGCTTTTTTTTAAAAATAAAAAAATAAAAAAAAAGACTTGAAAAATTCTCTCGCGCATGGATAATTAAAATTAGATAAGGATAAGGATTGAGTTAACTTAAATAATAAATAAGATAACTTAAAATATTAAATAGTTCACTACTAATAAGCTATTTAATAACTGCCCCTGCGGGGCTACATGAATTACTAATTGATTAAGTTGCTTAAGTAATTTGAAAGAAATCTTTAAGTTTACTTAAGCTAACTTAAGTTAGGCCGCGCGAGGCAATTTTTGAGAAAATTAACAAAATGATTTGACAAGTAAGGTGGATGATTACCACGAGGATGTTGCTCCAAATATTGCGATTAAAGGGCTCTGTGGGTGTTCTGGTGATGTTTCCGGTTAAAATGGACAATCCATGCGCGATCATACCAAAAACCCCTCAGAACGCATCCTAGAGAAAAGCGGGGGTAGTAGTGAATAAGGTATTGAATACTCAATTTACCAGTGTAATCTAAGGTTCATGACTCGAACGAAGACCAAGAAACCTCTAGTGGTGATCACTACATTTGATCGGGAGAAGTCCTTTTGGGAATGCTTTAATTCCATTGACCGCAAAAAGGTGGACATCTTCATTGTTCAGGACAGTAAGTCCGAGCATCATTACACCGATGATTTTTACAAACTAAACGAGAGATACCCCAGTGTGTCAATGAATATCAAGTTACGTAATGTCGGCGTAGGCACATGTAAAGCGGACGGAATTGAATATGCCAAGGAGAATGGATATGAGCATTTATTTCTGGTGGAGGATGATGTTATCGTCACTGATAACTCGATTTGGAAACACTTCATGGACTTCTCGAAGCACTCGGGAGTGAAGCACACCAATTGGAATGGGGTTGCCACAAATCCAGTCAAATTTACATTTAACGTAAACGACAAAATCAAAGGTGAGGTGAGAAATGAGGTCCATGGGAGCTTTCAGTATTTTGAGACATCGGTATTTGACGAGGTTCGCATGGATACGGATTACATCAACGCATATGAGCATGTGGACCTCGAATACCAACTTTACCAAAAGGGGCTAATTCCACCTTTCTGGTTTTTCGTTTCACCGGAGAATTGTGGGGATTACCTGAAATGCGAACCTCCGAATGGCTCTGTTATTATCCAACATCCAAAGCACAAGGAGAATTTGGATCTGTCGATTAAAGTGTGGATTGACAAGTGGGGATTTAAACCTGTCCAAGTACCCGCCACCAGTCGTTCTGAGTTTGACCTAAAGAGGATACTGCTACAGTCCAAGTATGGTATTGTTCAGAAGAAACGTAAACCCGATAAGCCAAATCCAGTATCCATCATTTGCACTATCAAAGATAGGTCACATTTTCGCTATACAGACAATAGTCAATTGCTGCCATCGGAGTTACAAATGTGCAATAATCACGACAAGGTCATTGCATCAGTATGGGGGGTGAATAAAGACAGGGGTGGTGTTCTACCCAATCAGATCCATCTGTCCAGTTCGGAGGGATTTCGACCTTTTGAGCAATTTTTAAAAAGTGTTAATGAACAAGCACATACCTTTAAAGGTGACGTGGAATTGGTTGTAGTTGATTGGTCCAGCACGGATGTCCCCGTCGAAGACACCCTGTCAGCATACTGGGATCATGATGTAAAAATAGTCACCCTGAATCATGATGAGGTTTTCAGTAGGGGGTTTGGTTTGGATAGCGGCATCAAAGCCTCCAAATATGACTCCTTACACCTCACAGATGTCGATATGGTTTACCACACACCAAAGTTCCTAGAAGACGCATCAAGACTTAGTGATGAAGCCTTATTTCCAACAATTTACAAAGAGCAAACACCAAGTGGATTAACTTTGTATTTGGAGATTGCGGGATTTGGTATTGCATCCTTCTCCAAGGAGGATTACCTCAAGACAAGAGGATTCATTGATAAGAGATCTTGGGGTGCGGAAGATACCGAGTTAGCACTGGAGTTTGAAAAATTACTAGGTCCTAGCAAGATCCGAAGGGATGTGTATAGCGGCGTCATCCACAAATGGCATAGTTCAAAATAACTACTCTATTTTGTTGAATTATTAAAAATGCAGTTTACTCTGATTAGAGACATGACCGACGATCACGCACACACACTCAACCCGTTCGACTGGACGCATCACCAATGCTCCCAAAAACTTTGGGGCGGAGATGTTATAGAACCAATCTTGGATAAAAAGGAATCCATTCTTGAGGAAGCCGAGGAACTCACCAACGGTGAGCGACAGAAGACATACGGTAATCCCAAAGACAACTTCGGGAATATTGCAACCGCTTGGAAGTGGTGGTTGAATGCGAAATATGGCTGTGACGTTACCATTGAACCCGAAGATGTCGCCATGATGATGACCCTACTGAAGGTTGCCCGAGAAGCTAATTTACAAAAACGTGATAATATTGTTGACGGAGCGGGTTACTTTAACACATACTCAATGTGTCTAGAAGACTAAAACATTATGATTAAAGTAATTTCAAATGAGACAAATTAATTTCGGAAAGACCACCACCAGCTACTTCCTCTCAACTGGCGAGAAGGTAGAATACGATTTACCCAAAGGTGTGACTTTCATTCAGGGGGTGAACGAATCCACGGGGCAAGAGGGGCAAAAAAATGGAGTGGGTAAGACCAACATTTTCTATGAACCATATTTCTTTGCGCTATACGGCGAACTCTCAAGGAACAATGTGCCGAAGGCAGATATCCCCTTCGATAAGGGTGGGAAGAAAAAGTGTATTGTGTGTCAGGAGCTTGATGTTGTTGAGGGTGACACAGTCCAAAAGGTGAAGATCACTCGAATCATTAACCCATCTAAACTCATTCTGGAAATTGACGGTGTCGATATGTCCCAGTCAAATGCACGATCAACACAGGAATACATTGTTTCGAAAATCTTGAAAGGCATCAAGAAGGAAGTTTTCATGCAGAGTGTTGCGTTGAAGGCTGATAGTAATTCCTTTTTTGAGATGGGTAAACCCGAACGTGAAAAGTTCATCGGAACCATATTTGATTTAACATACATTAAGGAGACCGGAAAGCTGGCAGGTTCGGAATACTTGAAAACATCAAAATCTTGTGGGGAGAAAAATGTCCTTATTTCCAGTAAGACTACCCATATGGATTCTCTCAAGAATCAGATCCGTTTAATTAAAAGTGAATTAGATGAGCAGAAGGATAAACTGAGGGGTAATATGGCTCTTCGTCAAGAAGCAATCGACCAATTCGAATTGGGTGAAGAGCCGGTGAAGATTAATGTTGATGATCAGAAAGAGAAAATTCAGAGTGTGCTAACTCTCATTAAAACAAAGCTATCCGAGAATACTGATGAGCGAGATTCGTTTAAATTAGAGAAGTCTAGCTTGGAGCGAAACATCTCCACCAACCGTAACAAAATACGGGCGTTTGAGGACGGTAAGGCATGCCTTACTTGCGACAGACCATTTGAGGCTAAGGACGTTGCCAAATCACAAGAGTCCATTAAAGAGCTTGAGATCGAAATCAAAGACAACACTGCTGTTGTGGGGGATTTGGAATCGAAGCTAAAGAGCTTGCAGGTTATCGCGGATAAAATATTGGAAAAACAAGGCGCTGTTGATGATAAACGTTATGGTCTTCTTGGGGATATATCGAAAAATGGAGAGTCGATTCAACAATATCGGCTTCAGAAAGAACGGCTTGATAGGTTGATCGAGGAGAAAGATGCTCTGAAAAAAGAGATTGATGAACCTCTTGATAGCTCCGCTCTAAATAACTCCCTATCGGAATACAAGGGTCTCCGAGATACCCTTGCGGAAGAAACCAAGATCTATGATGATTTAGTAATTGAGATGGAAGTCTTAGAATGCGTTAAGGTCATATTCGGCGATAAAGGTTTGCGGAGTGCTATCTTAGCGAGACTCATCGACCTGTTCAATTCCAGTCTGAACAATTACCTTGCACAATTCAATCTGCCTTACACCATCACTTTTAACGATAACCTAGAGTATGTTGTCACCGGACATAATGGAGTTGAGAAAAACTTCAATCTACTTTCAGGTGGCGAAAAATGGAGAGCGAACACCGCTTTGTTTTTCACCTTCTCGGACATCTTGAGAATCCAAAACCAAATTGGATTTAACATCAAGCTCTTTGATGAGTATTTCGATTATGCAGTCTGTCCACAAGGACTTGAGAATGTTTCAGAGGTGCTGATTGATCGACTGGAGAAGTATGGTGAGAATGTTTTAATCATTACCCATAGAAAAGAATTTGATATTCCGAATTCTCAGGTTATAACAGTGGTGAAGGAACGGGGTATGAGTAGAATTTTAGAAGATGAACATTAAAACACTAGACGAAGAAAAACACAATACTCGATTCCTATGGAAGGTCAACATCAACAACACGACTTGCAGAGTATATCGGGTGGGTGGTCTGGAGCATGATTTTGGAATCAATAATCATCAAGACCCAGAGCTATGGGTAGTTTGACCGGATGGAGACATGGCCGGATGACGAAAAAGAGTCTATTATGGAAGATTATAGAGAATACGAAGATTGCGGTCGGATTAGAGTCGGATCTCTATTCGAGAGGGAGCACAGTGACATTAAATGGTTTAGATAAAATAATGAATATGATGAAAATTAGCATAGAGTGTAAGAACGCATTGGGAGACAAAATCGATACATGGTTATTTAAACCGGACGTGAAAAAGGAACTACAGACATTAGGGATTTATGATCAGGTTAACGCAGAGCAAATTAGTGGTGTGGTGGCGGGTTTTATTTCGGGTCTGATCATGCAGCAGAAACTTGAAGAGCAATTTGTTATTGAAAATACCAAAATCTAATGTAATATAGAAATATGAGTGAGAAAACTTGGTCCCAATTGGAGGACGAGAAATATAGCTGGCTGTATGCAGGGGGTTACCCCAAAGGGAATCCCGAAGGTTTAGTTAGCCATTATAAGATCCCTAAACAGTCCAGCACAATTGATTTGGGTTGCGGTCTAGGGTCACTGTCCAACCACTTTGGAGACTACACTGGAGTTGATGTGTCGGAGTTCGTGGTCAATAAATGCAAAAAAAGTAATCCAAATGGAACCTACCACCACGAGAGTCTACATCGTTTAGAAAATTTTTATGATAAAACTTATGACGTTGGCATTTCGGCAGACGTGTTTGAACACATCCCGCCTGATGAGGTCGATTCGGTCCTAAGGTCAATTTCCAAACTAGATTGCTCCGAATTTTACTTTGGCATTTCTATTAGACCATCCGGCATCTTAGATAAAGACGGGGGTAACCTCCACCTGACACTATGGGACCAAGCGACATGGGTCAAAAAACTCCAAGAATATTTCGAGGTAGTAACCCACCACCGGTCAACCAAAATGCGTGGCTTGATTTACGTGAACGCTAGAAAAAAGTGAAGGACATTCTGCAAGACAAGACATTCTGTATCGTGGGCAACGGACCCTGTGAAAAGGGAACGGGGAATGGTCCAAAGATTGATGAGTTTGACATCGTGTTCCGTTTTAATAATTTCGTGCTCGGTGGGCATGAGTTGGATTATGGTGAAAAAACAACTCATTGGGTAATGAATTTTTATAGAGACATTACGGCGTTTGGGAGAAATAAAGAATTCGACATGATATGCCCCCTACCCCTGAATACTAATAAATATTTGGGTGTTTATAAGGGGACACATAAAGCAAACTTATCCAAGTATTCTGATAAAACCAAATTCATCGACGTGGGTGTATTTGAAGACCTACGTATCAAGATACCAACCCCCAGCACAGGAATGTGTTTGATATGGTGGATTTATAAATCAGGATTAGCAATAACAAAAGACCAGATATTTGGGTTCTCTAACTTTTCCGAAAGACATTATCATTACTTTGACACCATGAAGGACACGGTTCATAACGGGGCGTCGGAAAAGGCACTCATAGATAAAATTACGAAATGAAAAAATATAATATCAAATACGGTTACGAACACCGAAAAGATTATTCCTATTTCAACGATATGCCGTTTACAGATGGTTGGCAGAATGAGGTGTATCAAGAAGCAATAGAATTGGCAGAGAAAACCGAGGGAATTAATTTTGTTGCCGATGTGGGTTGTGGATCGGCTTTCAAATTATTGAAATATTTTAACAGTGACGCATATGACATCAGTGGTTATGACGTGGAAGAGACGGTTCGTGCGTTAAAGGCCAAGCATCCCGAATATCCATGGCATATTTCCGACTTTGATGAGGAACCCTACGAGGAAGCTGACATGGTCATTTGCTCGGATGTCATAGAACATGTTCTTGATCCCGATGACCTCTGCAACTTTCTTAAGAAATTCAAAGCCAAAAAATATGTAATTTCAACCCCCGATAGGGATTTGGTATATGGTGGGCATGACCACAATGGACCACCCAACAACCCCACCCATATTCGCGAATGGAACTTCTCCGAATTCAGGGATTACATTTCGAGTCATTTTCAAATAGAGCGACACTGGATATCCAATAGACGACAAGCAACACAAGCAATAATTTGCAACACCAAATAACATGAACAGATTACAATACCTACTAATGAAAGTTGCGGAAGAGTGCGCAGAGATTACGAAAGTTGCTTCCAAGACTTCCCAATTTGGATGGGATTCCACCAACCCGTTTATAAAAGACGATAAAACTAATCGTGAAAAATTACAAATGGAGGTTAATGACCTGTTGGCGATATTGGATCTCCTGAATGAAAGCGGCGAGTTCTACCTTTATCAAGACCCCGAATACATCAAAGAACGTAAAGACAAATGTCGGAAGTATTATAACAAGTCCGTGGACTCGGGGTATGTATCGTTGGGGGAGGAACTTTAAAATATGAACATTGGAACTAAAACAGCACTGGGCATTGTGACCTATGACCGAGGGGATTTTTACGACAAAATCATCGACACTCTACCCAAAGATAGCGTAGATAAAATTTACGTGTATGATTCGTCTCCGAGTGATAAGAAATATGCAAAAACGAATGACCGAGTCAAGGTCATTTCTGGAGATGAACCCGCAACCGTGGGGGTAGCCAAGAATCGACTCTGGGCGGCTATGATTGAAGATGGGGCGTCACATCTATATCTCCAAGAAGATGACGTGAGGATCACTAACGGCTCCGTATTCGAGGCATATCTAGAAACCGCTAAACAGTCTGGTCTTTGGGGTTCCTTGAGCTATGCATGGCATGGTTCGGCTAACAAAAATCAGAAACTGGAGAGAATTGTTAAAAACTCAATCGACTATGAACACGGTGTGGGTGTTGATTTCACCAAAAACTGTGCAGGTGCGTTCACATACCACCATGCCAATATCATTGATAAGATCGGATATATCGACGAATTCTACAAAAACGCATGGGAGCATCTTGACCATTACCAACAGGTTGCGGAGAAGAAGCTGGCATCACATTGGTGGTGGTTCACGGACGCTAAAGATTCATTCAAATATTTTGAGGAGTTGGACAATGACCAACTAGACCGTTCGGTTATCCGCAGTGATGTATCTTGGAAAGGTGATATGATTGAAGGTGCCAAACATTTCCGAAAAAGATTTGGAAATGCACCGTCCGATATGCCGTATGTCTCTGAAGAGGTGGCAATGGAGCGGATGCAATATCTACAGGAGAAATACTCCGTTTAATCTATAGGGAACCAAAAAAGGGAACCAAGTAGCCCTAGGAAACTAATGGCGAATGGTAGGGTGAACCAGACCAAACCGGAGAACCAGACTCCGGTCATTAACACACCTACCCAAAAACCTAAGCAGGTCGGACATTTCGTTAGATATTGTCCGACCTCTTCTTTTCCAAATCTGGAAAATACACCCACAATCTTACCCCTAAACCCTTTGGCGAGGGGGCTGTAAATCAGGATATTGATCAATCCCAAAGAGGCCAAAAACAATACCAGTAATTCAATACCAATCATGTTAAATAATTAGTTAATATGAGCGACATCATCCACAAAACAACTTGCCCCGACGAGCTACCCAAAAAGGAAGTGGTGGTTAGCGAATTTGGGACCGCCAGCAGAACTAGCGACCTAAACGGAATTCTGGACGATAAGTTTGATGCCATACTCCAATTACCGAAATGCCTCCGTCAATACAATCGCCTAAAGAAGGATGTAAAAAAGGAGGTCAGCTTGGACAGTCTGGAGATGTCAGTGAGATCATTCCCCATACCGGAGCTAACCATATCCTCTAAGAAATTAGGTATGAGTGTGGGGTCCACTACCATTACGGGTAGCAAATATGAGGAGCAATCCGACATTACGATCCAGTTCAGAGTAGATGATCGGATGAAGAACTACTACACCCTTTATCGATGGATGAACATGGTCGTCGATGTGGAAGCTGGGGACATGACAAAATATAGCGAAAAGGAGCTAGTCACCTCATTCAGCGTTTTCTCATTAGACCAATATAGAAACCCCATCGGCGCACATACATTTCATGGCGTATCTCCAGTATCTATAAGCGGATGGACGTATGATCAAAATACCAACGGTGAAGAGATCTACGTTGATTTCACATTCGCCTACAATAAATTCACATTTGACTTGAAAGAGGACTTTGTGTAGGGTATATTACCTCATATGGGTGAGGAATTAAAAAGGCGCACGGTGGCAGTTATGGACAAAAGAATTAAGTTAGCGGAGGAAAAACTCAAAATATTAGAATATGTGGAATCTGTCAAAGAGTCCATCAATGCGTCATGAATAACGAAGACCCGTTCGATATCGAAATGTTTGATAAGTTGGACACCCTTACGAAGGCACGTAAAAAACTACGAGAAGACTTGCAGAGGTCTATTGATAACAATAGTCACTCAGGGGTAATGGACAAAATAATCGCAGAAATTTCCAAACTGAACAAAAAAGAAAGTAAACTGATTCACCGGATGCTTGTTTTATTGAGTTCTAGCAAAGAAGACTCTAAATAAAGCCATGAGACCAGAAATTAAAGAAGCCGTCAAAGAGTTCATCAATGCAGCACAAACTGATGATATTGCCAAGTCGGACGAATTGGCTAAAGCCATCATCACCAAAAAATTACAAGATCGCTTTGATATTGCAAAACAAGGGGTTGAGGAAAGCGACTAAATTAGTATCGCTTCGATCTTCTCAATAACTTCGGAAAAGTTATCAGCATTCGCTTCAGCCGGTAGATTGCCAATCCCGTATTTGATCAGGGACGGGTTGACGTTTGCAGCCTTAATGATTAGATTGAGCATATCAACCGCCATAGCATCATTAAGCTCAATTGGCTCATCCTCTATAGGCTCGGGTAATTCCTCACCTTCTGGAGGCAACCCACCTTCATCTCCCTCTGGTGGGGGTAATTCATCTCCTTCTGGATCAGGAACATCTACCTCTTCATCACCCTCCGCTTCCTGCATAATCTTTTCTGGGCGTTCGGATAAAACATTCTTAATAACGGAAAGCTTCTTATATGGACCCAATTCGATGAATTTGGGCATATTCATATACGCTTCAAATTCATCACTAGGTTTGAATTTAAGAGCACTTAACAAAATGTTGGTCAAATATACCAATTTGGGTGTGTCATCCCCCACTTCTTCATCCTCAGAATCACCACCTTCAGGGTCACCTAGTGCGGATTCTTGTTTTTCGGGGTCCAGAAGGTCCATGCTCTCCTCCTCATTAAGAATCAAAGGTTTACCGAAATATTCTTGGTGAAATCGTTTAATCGTGTCTTTGAAGCTCATCTGAAATTAATTAGTTGAAAATTAATTAATTGTGTTATCATGAGGCATGACTAGCGAAGTTATCATTACGTGCGACGAATGTGGTGTCAGAATGAACAAAGACGGACCCACACCTCAATATTATGGGTTATCGTTGAAATGCAGGGATTATCACACAGGACTGCATGGTGAGTTAAGTGGATTGTCGTATGTTAATTCGGTTTATATAACACCACCTCTACACACAGATATGGACTTTTGTGGGTTTTCGTGTTTATCGAAATGGGTATTGCGTGAAAAAGTTGACGAAAAAGTTGAATAGTAAAAATATCCCCATTAAATACGATCAATGAGTGATGATTTAAGAGTTGTGTCAGGAACGGATCGAGTTGAGGGGGATTTGACATTCCAGTCCGACGATATCAAAGAGAACGATTACCTTATCCATGGTGCCGAGAATATTACCGAAAAGGATTTCGATTACGGTTTGGATATCGATGGGTATAAAATCACGAAAGTTCTGGACGATGTCATCCTCTTGGAGGAGGTTAAGAAGGATGAATCCGAGAAGGATGCGGGTGGTTACGTCATTAAGAACGGTCTGGCGTTTACCGAAGACCAACTAGGTGAGGTTGAAGGTGGCGGGGTTTACAAGGCGTATAAAATCAAAATGGCGGGTATGAATGTCAAGGAACTTGGAGTTGGCGACATAATTGTTGTCAATCAAAAGACGGCACTTAAGATTGATTTTTGCGGTTCCGATTACCTAATCTCACATGAGGGTAATGTTTATTGTGTTCTCGAAAAGAGTAAATAATTTTTGAACTTCTGAGAAATCGAGTATAATACAGTTATGGCAATTTTAAGCACCAGCGGAACTTCCAAGAGTGGAAAGTCAACATTCATCAAGCACTTCCAGAAGAAGTATAAGAAATATGGAACACCATCCGAAACCTATCGGGACATTCCCAATCTAAAACTCTACGGTCAGGGGACTCAAGAATCTCAAGCTAGGATTAGGGATTTCATGTATGACCAAGCCAAAGAGACTTGGGCTAAACGGGATACTCAAAAGAATGTCATCCATGATCGGTGCCTATTGGATAACTTAGCCGCCACCATGATCCTCATGGGTAACGGTGATGGAACTATTTCGGATTCATTTTTCACCGAGAGCATGGAGAAGACTAAAGCCTCAATGGAGTTCTACCACTGTGTGTATTATTTCCCCATCGAATCCCCAGACAACATTCCGCTACCAGAATCTCTGGATAAAGAATATCGCCTCAAGATGAACATTATCCTAGAGAGTTTCGTTTTGGCCAAAGAGAAGGATGATGCAGATCGGAGAGACACACTGTTTCCCGAGAAAAATTGCACATACATTGAACGGGTAACCGGAGCTTCTGTGGAAGAGCGGCTTTCCTTCGTTTCGGAAATTCTTGATGAGAACGGTGCGTTTATTTCGGAAGAAGAGTCCCAAGGCAACATGAACAGTTCCATTCTAGATGCGAGCGGTAACGTAGCCGATAACGGCAAAGCGGACATCACTCTGGATGACTTTGGTTTCGAGAGAGAAAAAATAAATCTTGACGTTTAGCGATATCCGTGTAGATTGTAATCATGACGATTACTGAACAACTGAACACCCTACCGAACACCGAAGATTGTCTCTTTGTTGAGCTTAAAGGCTACCGAAACGGCAAGGGTGATGTAGGCAACTACACTATCAATGCCACACTTAATTACGAGGATGCCTTGCGCCATGACATCGATTTTGTTGAGAGTTGGGAACCGAACAAACGAGATGAGCTTATACTTCAGGCTAAAATTAATGAGACCACTAAAGTAGCCGAAGAGTCGCTCTCCGATCTCCTAAAAACCGCAAAGGAAGCCGTCTTGGTTTCTCTTAAGAAAGATTCCGCCCAATCTCAGGCCCAATCTCTGGCACAAAAGGAGGCATACCGGAAAGTGGGACCGGCTACCCGTGAGCATATTGAATCCGGCTCCGTAATGATTCGCGGTTTACTTCACGACAAGCGGCTTATCTCAGAATCCGATAAGAAGGTCGTTAATAGCGCACCAAAAACGTTGGCTAAAAAAGTCATAACCGAATACTTGAAGACCAGCCGATTTAATCAGTTTAAGATTGACCAGTTTGATAAACTTTCCTTTAGTGAAAAGACACAAACTCTAATCTTGGAATAAAAATAATAATGACAAAAACCAACTACACTAGCGTCGAGGAAATTGAAACAATGTTTGACGAGTTTTGGGTTCCTTTCGATAAGAAAGAACTGGGGACATCTGATACCGGAATCATCATCAACGCTATCGTTGATGAAAAATCGGGTAAACTTTACATTGAGAGATTTGAACCGATAACAGAAAATATCACCGTGTATTCTTTTGAAGGCGGAAACCACCCTACAACTTGGTTGCTAGATGAGGGTGGATCTATTGAAGCAACTCTTTAAATAAATAAAATTATGAGTGAGGAAAAACCCGCTGATGATAAACCTGTTTTGACACTAGAACAGAAAGACGCATTCCGAAAGAAACTCTTTGGTATCCAGAGACATATTAATAGGGTCCGAGAAAATGGGGAGAAATTGGTGGAAAGACTGGTGCAAACTTCGGAAACAGAAGATGACCTAGATTTCGCTAGGAGACTCTTACACCGCATACAAGCCCATGACATGAGCAAGTTCATGGGGATTGAGTTTGATGCCCTTGACAGCGATTCTGGGAGCGACCTGTTCAAACTGGCGATCAAGCAACACCACCAAACCAACGACCACCATCCTGCCTTCTTCGGAGAAGGGGGCATTAAGCAGATGAATGATCTTCAAATTGCAGAATTTGTTCTGGACTGTGGTGCAAGGGCACAAGAAATGGGAACTGACTTAAGAACCTATATGAAGGAGACTGCCCCCAAACGTTTCGGGTTCACTACCAAAACTAAGGTTTATCAAAACATTAAGAAATCCATGGACCTTCTACTTGACCCCACATTTGGCTAAAATAACGCAACTTATTCCTTGACAAACAAAATAAAATATGACACACTCATGCCCATGAGCAACTATACATTGACAGAACACCCTTACAGTAAACACGTCGGACACGTATGCATCGGGAGGGGTTCGGGGGAACTAAGCCATTACAGAAAAGAACATGATCTCAATCTGTTGGCTTTAGGGGTTGGATCGTCAACCCCAACCCTGACCACAGGTTGGTCAGGTGGTTGTGTGGATTCATATTACTACATGACCACCTGCGATTACCATTCACACATGAACAAAATGAAAACCCCAACTAAAGAGCAAATCATCGAGGTGGCTGAATACTTTCCCGAGGCTAAAGCCGCACTGAAGAAGTTATTCCCTGACATTTTTACGAGAAAAGCGTCAGAAGGAACCGTGGATAGCATCAGGTTCGGAACCGAAATGACCGCATATAAAGACCTACACTACGAGTTGACGGGGGCACGGTCAGGATGCTTCCTACAACTTAGAAGCACAGGTGTCTATGCTAACGAGGGGTTGGTCCTTGGTCACATAAGTGACGATGCAGAATACTCCATTGTTGGTGATGGGTCATTTAAAATTCTAATCATGAAACCAAGCCATAGTCCTTCCGATGGATAAATAACCATATGGACATTACCCTGAAGAACAATCAACTCACTGAAGACATTAGACTGGATAGAATTGAGCAGTTTGATGAAGAAAGCCGGAGATTTCCCATCGGAGATTTACGAGGGGCCTCCGGTAAACTTAGATCTTACACATGGAGATGTAAGGATTGGTTCGATCAAGGAACGGAGGGTGCTTGTGTCGGATTCTCGTTAGGTCATGAATTAGCCGCACGTCCAAGTGAGGTTAAAGACTTGGATTACAAATACCTCCTTGAGAAGATCTACTGGGAGGCACAGAGGAATGACCCATGGGCGGGTGGTTCCTACCCAAACGCATCACCCAAATATGCAGGGACCAGCGTTCTGGCGGGAGCGAAAGCCGTTAAAGAACTTGGCTGGATTGAGGAGTATCGATGGGCGTTCAATATGGATGAAGTTCTATATGGACTGGGTCACAATGGCCCTGCCGTTATTGGAATCCCATGGTATCGTGATATGTATTCGCCCGACAAGAAGGGGTTCGTCAAGCCAACTGGTGGAATAGCTGGTGGTCATGCGATCCTCGCTAGAGCAGTTAACATCAAAAAAGGTTACGTTACCCTAAGGAATTCTTGGGGTAAAAACTGGGGTAAAAATGGTGACTGCTATGTCACATTCGAAGATCTAGAGGAATTACTCAAGCAACGTGGGGAATGTTGTTTTCTGATGAAGAGGAAAACTAAACTTGATTGAGAAATGCCTAGAATAAAAAGCGGGGGTGTCTCTTGGAAAGGGGTGGGTTATGACATTAACCCTGAAACCACTAGGCATACCGATGAATCCCTTCTATGTGGTTGGCCATCAACGGGGGTCTCCTTGGAGTTTTATGATGACGGAACCGTTATAGCTATAGGACCAACTGAGGACGATCCGGAAGTTGACGGAATGTGCGATGATATCCGGATTGAGGACCAAGAGTGGATTGAGAAATTTGCCGAAAGTGGATGGCGTGGGATTACCCGCCACAACTAGAGCACCCTCTAATTCTCTTTGATTTGGTCGTGGTGGTTACACCCACGTTTCTCTGATTCCTCCTCTCCAACACCGAGTTTCGAGCCTTGCAGAATTCATTGCAGAACTGGGGGTTGGATGAATCGGCACTGTTGCAGAGGGTTTGTGTTCCACACTCTGCACACGGTATTTTAACAAATGAACTCATATTTTTATTTATAGTTGTTGACACTCCCACCCAATACTGTAGGCTGACTACAGATGAAATACAAAGTGATCGAAAAAAGAATGGTAACCGTTGAATATATTATCGAGGCTGAGTCCGAGATTGCTGCGGGGAATCTGGATGGGGAAATCCTTGAGGCGACTGAGACTGATGATACCGGTCACATGCTAGATAGCGTCGAAGAAACCGATTAACGAAATGAGTGAATACGTAATAAAATTGAGAGTCGAGGACGACTGCTTTGTCCGTGCGAGGAAAATACTAAAATGTGCTGGGATACGTGATGGTGGCGGATTATCGGGTAGAATTGCGGAGTCTGTGGAAGTTTGATTGAAAACCAAACAAGCCAAACTAACTAATATTGATGGCTAAAAAGAACCCGCAAGTTAGATTTGAAGAAGTGGAGAAAGCAATGGAGAAAAACAACTCCCGCCCAAGCTTCATCTTCAAGAAAAGACCGTTTAAGTTCACTAAAAAACAGAATGATATACTAAAGTGTATGTTCGATGAACGTAGCAAAGTAATCATTATCGAAGGACCAGCGGGAACCTCAAAGAGCTATCTTTCAATTTATGCAGCATTGTCCGAATTTTCTAAAAACAACATTGAATCAATCCTTTACCTTCGGACTGCGGTTGAGAGCGCATCTAGAAGTTTGGGTTTCCTGAAGGGGGACCTTGATGAGAAGTTCAGCGTCTACAAGCAGGTCTTGGAGGATAAGGTTGAGGAGTTGGTTGAGGAGAAAGACCAGAAGTTCCTGATGAACTCCAGTTTACTCGAAGCACTTCCTATCAACTACATTCGGGGTGCATCTTGGCGGAATAAATTCGTAACTCTAGATGAAGCCCAAAACGCAAACCTTGATGAACTAAAAACACTCATGACCCGAATCGGAGAAGGCTCCAAGTTGGTTATTTGTGGTGACAAGCAGCAAAGTGACATCAAACACTCTGGATTAAAATCCCTGAAGATGATTTTCAATGATGAGGAATGTCGAGATAGAGGAATCCACTTCTTTCAGCTAACGGAAGAAGACGTGGTCCGATCCGAAATTGTTAAGTTCGTTGTTCAGAAGTTTCAGGGATATGAAACCGGACGCTAGAGATAATTAGAGTTAATGGCTAAATCTGTCCCATTATCCGCTATCAATGATAGCTTCACAACAACACCAATAGAATTCGGTTACATCAACCCTAATCGTAGCACTATTAGTGCCTTTGATGCTGATGTCGGCACTCAGGGTGAGCTACGGGGTATTTGGGACGTGTCTAGTAGCTTTGATAGCGTAAACTTCCTAACGGACGTTAGATCTAACATAAACGAGGTTAGCGTTGAATCTCTTTTAGCTCGATATACCGATAATCCACCGGAGGTATTATCAGGGTCACCCGCATGCTTCAATTATTGGA